GAGGGTGATGTGCGAGGAGATGAGCTCACCTTCTGGCACGTTGAACTCCTTTTGGAACTCCTTGATGATCTTGTTCCTGCTGGCAACCGGCTCCTCTTTGAGCAGAGAGCGGACTGTCTTCAGGTCAGAGTCGCTCAAGGGCGTCTCTTCGGCGGCTAGCTCGGGAGCTTGAACCTTCGGTTTAGCAGCAGCTTTCGGCTTCTGCTCTGCCTTGGGGGAAACCTCAACAGTTGCGACAGGTTCGCCTTTTGCCTCCTCGATTTCCTCCCGTGCCCAGAGCTCGTAGCCAAGGGAGAACGTGAAGGCAGCGTTAGCGCAGAGGGCTCGACGGTGACTGTCTGTAAGGGTGCGGCAGTTGACCTTATCGAAGCGGATTGGCTGGTTCCGGTTGTCCTGGCAGGGATAGACGAAATCAGGCGTTGCTTGGTCTTCGGGTCCGGTGAAGTAGCTGACCAGGTAAGCGGAACCGTCAGGTGCTTGCCAGACGTGCCCGCCGTCCGGGGCAGGTTTTAGGTGAAACTCCCAGCCGGGAGCAGCAGTGTGCAGGTGGTTAGCAATCCTTGCCCAGCTGACGTAATCAGCGGCGTAGGAGCCAGAGCCTTTGCGGAAAACGTCATCCTTAGAGATGACACCCGCAAGGTTGGGGATAGTCATTTGGTGGGTGTAAGCGCAGTGAGCGTGATGATCGCGCCGGGTGGCTCGTTTCCTATGCAGTAACGCTTGGTTGCGTCAATGGAAACGACCTGGCGGTCATCGTCAAACAGTGTGCCAGTCAAGGCGTCATTTGTGCTTCGCAGGAGCTTGTCTAAGTCACCATTTGAAGCAGACATGCAGTGCGGGGGGGCGGTCGAGCGTAAGCCACTTTTATTGAAGTGAGACTTGGGTCGTTGGAAGCGGAAAACAACTGAGAGGATCATCGGCGCTGCCGTATCCCAAACGGCAGGCTTTTTTTCAATGGCGGCGAACTTAACGTCTTGCCGCCAAGGCTTTACCTTCTTGCTGGATTCGATCATGACTCCGCGTCCGATATGGCGTTTCGAGCCTTGAGGGGCGGGGATGCCGTGAACGGCGAAGGTAACGCTGTCGGTCAAATCATGCTGTCCAATCGGTAGAAGATTGTCAGCTTGCGTTCGGCGTGTCCAGAGTCGATGTCCTTTTCTTTAATGGTGTCGATCGCTTTTTGCGCCTCCTTGCTGAGCTTGAAGGTGCTGCGTTCGATGCGGCTGTACTTGGCGTTGCTGAACTGGTAGACGCCATCAGAGGTCTCGTTGGGGTCGAGTTCCCCGAGAGCCATTGCGCCTTCGAGCTGTTCCTTGAGGAAGGCTTCGCGGGCGTTAAGTTCGTCGCGCTCCTCGCGGATTTGCAGGAGAGCGTCAATCAGGTCCTGAGGCGTGGTGATGTTAGTGGTCACTTGTCGCACTCCGGGGCGACCTGGACGTAGGGCTGGGCGCCGCTGTGGGTGCTGCCGTGATGGGCGGTGGCTTCGTATCCGATAAAGGCGAAGCCTGCGGCGGCGATCAGGAAGCAGAGAGCGTTTCCTAGTTTGTTTTTCATGGGTTCAGGCAGCCGCCCAGCGGCGCGCTGTAGAGGGTGAGCAGTTCCAGTAAGCGGCTACCTGTTTCCAGGTCCAGCCACGCTGGCGTTGTTCGTTAATGCGTTGACTTTTGGATTTGCTGAAGTGCCAAATGATGATGAGAGGCAGGATCAGCAGGGCTAAGAGCCACAGGATTGAAGTTGAAATCATGAGAGAGACGCGATGGGTAAGATCAGTTGCAGGTGACGCCGATACGGCGGATGAGGTCGAAGACGAGATCGGAACCCTCAGGGCTGCTGGGGTCGATGTGGTTCTTTTCGAGGATGTCCTCTGCCATCTCGGAGAGCTTGTCGATGAGCTCTTCGCAGATGTAGTCGTTGAAGGAGTCGGCTAGATCCTGAGCCATCAGGTTTTCCTGCTGGGCGGAGAGCTCGGGATAGTCGCGGGGTTGAAGGGGAAGCATGTGTAGGACGCGATGGGCTTGAGGCATTTGCCTCATGAACTAATGATGGCACATAAGCGGTGGAATTGCAACCGTTTTCCGATGGAAAACTAGGGGACTTACATGGTTTGACTGCTTACGCGGTGCCAACGGGAGGTCGCAAACCGGACCCTGGTACTACACCGCGTCCTCGACGGGAACCTAAAGTTTCTTGCGCTTGGGATGATGTAACCCCACCAGTTAGCCCGACCAGTGGGCATCCCCTACGCAGGCAGCAGTCGTGGAGCAGTGAATAAACTCCTCCCAATGCCCCGGTATTAAACGCGCCGGTACTTACCAGGCGGCAGCTCAAGGCAATGCTCAAGCAGCGCCACCTGCCATTCGACTTCCATGTTCAGCAGATACTCCCTCGACTCGTCGGATAAAGGCATCCGCAGAATCGGTTGGAGCCTGGGCTCCCCCGCGACCATTGCGCGGAGGTACTGAAAGATGAGTCGAGCACCGGCGGTCATGGCAGCTCGTTAAGGTCAATGACTTTGACAGGCTTGCCGTCGTGCCCCTTGTAGTAAAGGGTCCCGTCGCAATCCGTATCAGGGCACCAGCAGTTCTGCCGCAAGTCACGGATCAGATCCATGTGGAAGTGCAGTGCATCCATCATTTGATGCAACGCCGTGGTGTCTGCCTCCTCGCTGTTGTCGTCATACCAAGCGAAGACCGTGTTGGTAATCGTCGATTGGATGCACTTCAGCGCAGACTCGTTCTTTTCGAGCCATTCGCCCATCAAGATCAGGCGCTGTAGGCGCTTGCTATGAGCCTTCTTGATTGCAAGGCGCTGCTTTTTCTCGACCTCCTCCTTGAGCTGGGCTTCGAGCTTGTCGCCTTCGCTCGGCTCAGGCTTTACCTCCTCCTTCTTTTCTTGCTCGACTTCTAGCTTCTCTGCGATTAACGCCTGTAGCTCCGAGGGCTGGTTTTGAAGCGGCAGGGCAAAACCAATCAGGTCTTGCTTGTTCTTGGCAACCTCGCGGATCGAAACGCGGATGACGGACTTGCGGGGGACTAGATCCCACCAGCTTTCGCCAGGGCTATCAGGCTCGTAGACCAATACGTCATTCCAGCCTCCGGTGTTCTTATCGTCAGGCAGTTTCACGACGGCAGTCATCCCGCCGTTTTTGACGCCCTTGTCCCAGGAGACAGGGGTGTGGAAAAACCGGATGATCGGTGCTTCGAGGGATTTGGGGAAGTTGGTTGTGGTCATGCGACTTCTCGTTGCTGTTTGTGGATCAGGTCGTTGATGTAGACGGGGTAAGTCGTCCAAGCCTTTAGTGCTTTGGCAAGGAGGCTGGCTTCGAGGTGCCCGAGGGGTCGGATGAAGTCAGCCTCTAGGTGCCCGGTGAGCACCAGGAAGATTAGGTAAGTGCTGGGATGGTTTTCGTTGTCTGCCCAACAAAACAGACGATCGACGTCATACTCGGCGTCGCGGATGGCTTCAGATTTCATTTGAGGTCAACAGAGATACCGTGTTCGTCCCAAAGACGTTTTGAGTAGATGGTGCGGAGGTAGTGAGCCTCCATCGCGTCGTCCAAGCGACCAATGCTTTTGAAGTACTGCTCCCGCAAGGTCTCCCAGCGGAGAGCGGTGAACAGCAGGTGGTCGGGGACTTCCTTGCCTGGGTTGTTGCGAGGGCGCTTGAGTCTTGGCATGGCTAGCGACGGCGTTTGTGGAAGAGGCTCGTGAGCTTGTCGTCTAGCGCGATGATGGCAGCTGCCCAGCTCCCTGGCTCTGGAGTGTCATAAGGATCAGGCAGTGAGTTCCGAGCTTGCCTCGCCAGTTCGTACAGCAGGTCAAGCTCGACAGCGTTGAACTCGATCTGGTAGCGAACTTCAGCGCGATTGGCTGGTGCTCCGGTAGTCACGTCTTTCATGGCTTAGATCGTGTAAGGGTCGAAATCGCCGCCAGTCAGCTTGGTGCTGCTGATGTACCAGCCGCGAAACATCGCTGCTTCGGTGCCGTCGTCGAACTTCTGAGCCTTGCAGCGCCCTGCCGCGTAATGCTGCGGCATGTTGACGTGCTCGAACCAAACCGACTTGTCTGTGCGTTTGACGCACATGACGGGAAAATCACCGTGAGCGACGCAGAGGGTGCCGAAATAGACCTGACCGACCTCAAAGGTTTTCATGGTTCAGCGGAGGGCAAGCTTTTGGGCGACGAGGAACTGAACTTCCTTCATTTGTTTGGCGACTTTGCGCTTGGCTTTGCCGCATTCGGTGAAGTCACCACGAGCGAAGCAATGGGCGTATTCGGTTTGGGCAGCGGAGAGGCGCTGCTTGGCTTCTTCAAGTTGCTGGAGGATGGTTTCCATTTGAGGCAAGAAGTGAGAGCCGGGTGGCTTGGAAGAATGATGGCACGTTTCCGGTGGGTTTGCAACCCTTTTTCAATCGGATTTGTGTTTTAGCCCAGGGAATCGCCCGGTCTTGCTTTTACTGCTGGTGCCTGCGCGCTTCTTGCCGAGGCGCTCATACCTCTCCTTGCTCCGGTTTTGCCCAGCCTCTACAGCCTCTTTGAACCCAGGGGGAGCCAGATCAGGGCGTCTGCAAAAAATCTCATCCCAATCCAGTTCTGTCAAAACAACCCCTGGTCCAGCTTGAAAAAGTCCCAGGCATCAACCCAAGCCATGAGGCATTCATCCGGCTCGCTCTTAATCAGCCGGTAGCGCCCTGGTCCTGACACCAGCGTGTAACACGCATCAACAGTGAGCTTGGGGTGATGGTCGATCAGCATTGCCAGGTAGCCGCCTAGCTGCGCCTTGGCAGGTTGCCGCTGGCTGATTGCCTTGTCACTGCCAACGGTCTTCAGATCACCCAGTACCAGCTTGCCATTGCTGGTGCGGACCAAGAAATCAAAACTGCCACCGATCCCTTTCTTGGCATCGCAGAGCCGGTATTCCACTGCCACCGCTTCACTTTCGGTAAGCAGCCAGCAGTCGTCCAGCTCATCGGTCCAATCCTTGAACTCATCCTTCCAAAGGATCCCGCCTTTCAAGAGCGTCTCGCAATAGGTATGGACTGCGTTGCCACGCGGCTCCCAAATGTGTCGGGTCTTTTGAAAGCGGCGTTCTGCTTCAGGATTGGCAGGGCTTGCGACCTTGGAGACACTGAAAGGCAGCCACCGACCGTTGTACCGATAACGGTGCAAGTCATCGAAGAACTCAAGCCCCTCGATGGGTGGCAGCTTGCTACTCATTCCGGCAGTGTGCAAAATGGGGTGGTTTCCAACGGCAATTCAACACCATGACCGTCGCCAAGGCAATCAACATTGGCATCGACAGCAAGATCCTTGAGCGCGTGGACGCTGTTCAGCCATCTCACCTGACCCGCAAAGCGTTCATCAACGAACTCATCCACCAAGGGCTCAAGCGCATCGAAATCGAAGAAGCCCCGGCAAAATGAAAAACGCCCCACACGCCAAGAAGGCGGCAGGGCGATAACGATTGCTTCCCAAAGATCCTACATGAAGGCTCGTTTTAAAGCCAGCGGATTTGCTGTCGCTCCATATCAACTGATGGATGCAGACATCGACCCCAAGGCTGTTCTTGTGTACCTGTGGCTGCATCGCTTTGGCTGGAACTCTGCCAAAGGCTGTTATGCATCATTGCAGACAATTTCCGACCGTTCGCGTATCTCACGCAAGGTTGTTCAACGCTGCATTGGACGCTTGGTTGCGGGTGGCTGGGTGCAGGTTGAGCAGCGCCCAGGCATGACCGCCGTGTATCACGTCACCCTGGAGCACCCAGGTCAAAAACGACCTAAGGTCGAAAACGACCCAGGTCAAAAACGACCTAGGGGTCAGGTCAAAAACGACCTAACCACCCAGGTCAAAAACGACCTACAAACAAAAACCCATAAACAAGAACCCATAACAAGAACCCTTTTAAAGCTGGAAAGCGAGTTTCCAGCAGTCCCAGAGCCTCGCAAGCCAAAGCCCAGAACAAAAGGCAGCGAAGCCTTCGAATGCTTTTGGAAGCTGTACCTGTCTGCCCCTGTTCGAGCTGCCAGTCAATCCAAGCCAAAGGCGCTATCGCAGTGGCAGAAAACGATCCGGACCGAAACCGAAGCAGACCTCCACAAAGCGCTTGAAACTGAAATCGCTCATCAGCAAGCAGCTGGTGAGGATTTTGTTATCCCCTTGCCTGATTGCTTTCGTTGGCTGCGCGACGAGCGTTACGCGACCGTTGATGACAGACCAGCTGGTCAGCAATCAATCAACCACTCCACCTACGTCTTCTAGTGCTTCCCCTTTTCGATTACGCAAACCGTGGGAAGTGCGTTCATCAAGTCTTTGACAACAAAGAACGCATCTCACCCAAAAACGTCTACCGCATCGCCACTTCCGCGATGTTCAGCGAAACCGAGCTTGGCGAGGTTCGCTTCCACTACAGCCCTGTCAACAGCGAACACGCCATTGGCATGTACGACAAGGAGGGCTACTACTGCACCTACTGCCCCCCGATCCCCGGTGCCTCCGGCTCTCGCGCCCTAGGTCGCTGGGTCCGTCATCCCTGGGCGGAAGAAGAACGTCAACGCCTCGAAGCCTTCGACTAATGCCTACCCAACGCCTTACACGCCTCTCGACCGAAGAGGGCGCACGCACTATCCTCCGCCGCATGATCGACGCCGGGCGCTGCACCGTCGAAGATCTCGACAAAGCGCCGCCAGGGCATATCAACCCCCAGGCGTACCGAAACCTAATGCGGGACATCGCACCTCAACCCAGGGTCGAAGTAGTTAGCCCGCGTGACCTACCAACAAAAACCCCCGAAGAACCGCTGCCCTTCTGAGATGAGCAAGATCGAAGTCAGGGTCTATCTGACCCCCGAGGAGCGCGATCACATCGACGCCCAGGCGCAGGCGCTGAACCTCAACCGCTCCCAGCTGATGCGTCTGCGGGCTCTAGGAGACCCTGCACCGGGCGTCAAGCCCTCTGCGCCGCCCATCAGCCTGCGGCAGTACCAGAACGCCGTCCTAGCCGCTCTGAGGGCTTCTAACGGCTCCTGCTCGCGCCCAATCGTCGAGGCGATCACCGCCGCTGTCCTTTGTTCCGTCCATGAACCACCTAACAAACAGCCAAGCCCAAACCCTTCTCAAACTGTGGGATGACTACTACCTAGCTCTGTACCAAAAGATCAATGACCCAGAGCCCCCGCGAGCGCCTGAACAACTTGGTCGAGTCAGCCGCTACCTCCGTCCAGCCGACCTTAGAAACGCTCGATGACGGCTGCGTCAAGGTCTGCATCGGCAACCACTGCGGCACCGTTTCGTCACATCACCTTGTCGAACCGAAGATCAATCAGCTAAAACAACACCATCACAAATGACGACGATGGTTGTTGCTCCAGAGTTCATTGATCAAACGCCAATCGATGAACTTGTCCCATACGAGAACAACCCGCGCACTCACTCGGCTATTCAGCTAGAGCGCCTGGTCAACTCTCTCAAGGAGTTTGGCTTCACCAACCCAATCCTGATCGACGAAGACAACAACGTCATCGCCGGTCACGGTCGCCTCCAGGCGGCAATCATCGCTGGGCTTAAAACTGTCCCCACCATCACCCTCGGGCATCTCACACCTGAGCAGCGTCGCGCCTACGTCATTGCTGATAACCAGCTAGCCCTTAACAGCGGCTGGGACGATGACCTCCTGCAAGCTGAACTTAAGGCACTGGGCGATGCAGGCTTTGACCTCACCCTCCTTGGCTGGGGTGAAAACCTTCCCACCTTTGGCGAAGACATCGACCTCTCCGCACTCGATGACTTCGACAACGATGACCCGACCACTGAACTCGCTGATGGCGTCATGAAAGCCATCCAAATTGAGTTCCGCCCTGAGGATTACGACGAAGCAAAAGCTCTCGTCGATGCCGCTCGCAAACGTGGCGATTACGTCGGCATGAAACTCATCGAAGCCCTCGCCTGATGCACGTCTGCATCCCAAGCAAGGGCAGACCCACGACCACTGCCTACAAACTTCTGCAGGCAGCCAGCATCCCGTTCACGACTTTCGTTGAACCTCAAGATGCCGCTGCTTACAAAGCTGCTGCCATACCAAATCTTCAGGTGCTGCCCGCCAACGACCAGGGCATCGCCTACGTCCGCAACTACATCCTTGATTGGGCGCGCCAAACCAGCAACGACTGGATCTGGATGATGGACGACGATGTCTCAGGTTTTGGTACTGCCAAGGCTGGCAAAACCATCAAGGGTGATGCCACCGTCCTCCAGCAGGTCCACCAGCGCGTCGCACCACACCGCTTCCCTGTCAACGGCATCAACTATTGCCAGTACGCCTGGTCCTACTCAACCAAGCCCAAGCGCTTTACCGTCAACAAACGCCCAGCCGAGGTCTGCACCCTCCTCTACGTCCCCAAAATCACCTGGCAGTACAGGGCACGACTCAACCTCAAAGAAGACCGTGACTTCTGTATGCAGGCAGTGCAAAATTCCGACGGCATCATCATTGACCTTTTCAGTTGGTTTAACTGCCCTGGCGTAGGCACCAATGCAGGCGGACTCCAAACTCTCTACCGCCAACAGCGTGACCATGAAGCCGCCGCCAAACTCGCCGCTGAATGGGCACCGTTCACAAAACTGGTAAAGAAAAAAGATCGCGTTGACTGCAAACTCGACATCGCAGGTTTCGCAAAATCACTCGGGCGTCAAGTCAAATGAATCTTCCAACCGTCACCCTCACACCCGTCGCACATCAACGCAAAATTGGCGACACCTGCCCTGACCTGAAACCCAATATCACTGAGTCCTGCATCCTTGCTGACCCCGACGGCACAGCCGTAGGACTCTTCCTCCGCGAACTCCCCGACCAGCTTCAAAAGCTGGTCAACATCGCAGATCACGAAGTCAACTCAGACCGTGTCCCCAAAACGGTCATGGACCGCAAGCGCCCTCTACCGCCCGGTCCTGATGGCAAGCGCCGTTACCTGGTCGTTTCCCAATATTCAGCAATCCTCGGCAGCGTCCCGCCTAAACCCCACATGCGCCGTGCTTACGGCTCTCGCTCATCCGTTCACTCTCACAAAACTGCCAACACCTTTGTCAAGGCAATGCACGCTGCAGGCATCACCGCCTATCAGCTAATCCAAGACCTTGCTCCGCAAGTCTGTACCGTTCACTCCAAGGCTGTACAAGCTCGCGTACCAGAAAAGTGGCGCTTCGCTAAAAACTTCTCCTCCACCATCTCCAACTGCAACATCGCTGCACCCATACACCAAGACAATGCCAACGTCAAAGGCGCTATCAATATCATCATCACCAAACGCCGCAACAGCACTGGCGGCAACCTTTACGTCCCTGATTACAACGCCACCTTTGACCAAATCGACGGCTCCATGCTCGTCTACCCCGCCTGGCGAAACATGCACGGCGTCACACCCATCAACCCCACACACCCTGGCGGTTACCGAAACTCTCATGTCTGGTACGCACTAGACTCCTTCGCCAACCTGTAATCCACTTATAAACTGCGTTTATGGCAGGGAAAACGCGCTGCACCGCTGCTGAAAAGCAGTTCCGCACCATGCGCTTCGCTCGCATGATCGCTAACGGTGCAACACGCTCAGATCTGCTGCAATACGGCGCTCAAGAATGGGGGCTCAGCTCACGCATGGTCGATGAGTACCGTGCCTGTGCAATGAAGGAGCTGGAAGAAGACTGGAACCTTGACCGCCAGGCTTACGCAGCAGTTCTCTTATCGCAGCTCAACATCGTCCACAAAAAGTCCATGGAAGGTGGCAATTTGGCTGTCACCCTTGGCTGCATTAACACCGCCGCCAAAATCGCCAAGCTCTTTGACTGATGGGCTTCCTCAGCACCCTCCCACGCGGTTCTGTGCTGTCACCTGTAGTTGAGTCCACAGAAGAAGCACAACGCGCAATCGCTAGCCTTGGCACCAGTCTCTACGACAGCCTTACTGAACCGCAGCGCGAAGTCTTTGCCGCTCCAGAGCGCTTCAAAATGCTTTGCTCCGGGCGGCGCTTTGGCAAGACTTACCTTTCAATAGCTCAGCTCATCAGCTGGGCAATAGCCAAGCCAAACAGCCTCAACTGGTATGTGACTGCTAGTTACCGCATGGCTAAGCAGATTGCCTGGCGTCAGCTCAAGCTGATGGTGCCGCCTGAAATCTGCGTCAAGCGAAATGAGTCAGACCTCAGCGTTGAATTGAGCAACGGCAGCATCATCGCCTTGAAGGGCGCAGAAAACCCCGACACCTTGCGTGGTGTCAGTCTGTCAACGCTCATCGTCGATGAGGCGGCGTACGTCAAGCAAGACGCTTGGGAAATGGTGCTACGCCCAGCACTCTCAGACCAGGGCGGTCCCGCTTGGTTCATCACCACCCCAGCCGGTCTCAACTGGTTCCATGACCTTTGGGAACAAGCCCAAGAGCAAGAAGACTGGCGCACTTTCTCTTACACAACAATCCAAGGCGGCAACGTCCCCGAAGAGGAAGTCGAAGCAGCACGCCGCACTCTTGATGAGCGCACCTTCCGTCAGGAGTACCTAGCCAGCTTCGAGACTCTCGCCGGACGCGTCTACCCTGACTTCAGCGATGACAACATCTCCGAAGATGTCAAAGACACCGGCGGAGAAATCTATTGGGGCACTGACTTTAACGTTGGCATCATGGCTGGCGTTCTGGCTTCTCGTGTCGGTGATACTGTGCACATCTGGGATGAACTCGCTGTAAAGCAGTCCAATACCGATGAGGTTTGCCAACTCCTTAAGGAACGATTCCCAGACCGGCGAATTGTTGCTTATCCAGATCCAACAGGGAGCGCCCGCAAGACATCTTCGGCGGGTCGCACCGACCACGACATCATCCGCCGCTACGGCTTCCAGTGCATCAGCCCCCGAGCACCCTGGGCAGTAAAAGACAAGATCAACTCAACCAACTGGATGATCCGCACTGCCGATGGTCAGATGCGTCTGTTTATCCATCCGCGCTGTAAGCACACGATCAAGGCGCTTAAGAATGTCTGCTTCAAAGAAGGCGCGACTGATTACGTCATCGACAAGTCAGCCAACATCGAGCACTGGACAGACGGTCTCGGCTACCTAATCCTTGGTGCCTTCAACCCGATGTATATGCAGTCTGGTAAAGGAACTGGCATCAGGGTCTACTAGCCTTGCTAACTACAATGCAGCAAAGCTGAGAGAACAGAGACGTGTACAGCGGCTTCCAGCACTACGACCGTCAGCTGACCGCTCGCGTCGCCAAGGTCAACGACCCAAACGCTGCTTGGCGGAATCAGGAGCCGCACTGGGTTTTAATCGAAGATTTAATCGGTGGCAGCTACGAACTGCGCCGCCGTCACCGCCGGTACTTGCCGCAGGAGCCTAGAGAACTCGACGAGGCGTATGACAACCGCCTAGCTCGTTCCGTTTGCCCGCCTTACTACATCCGTCTGGAACGGATGCTGGCTGGCATGTTGACTCGCAAGCCAGTCAGGCTCAACGACGTTTCCGATGTTGTCCGCGAGCAGCTGTTCGACGTTGACCTGCAAGGCAACGACCTGAACGTCTGGACCTATGAAGCCTGCCGCAAGATGGTCCGCTATGGGCACATCGGTGTCCTGGTTGATGCCCCTGCCGCTGGCGAGCTTGGGCGTCCCTATTGGGTAACGTACACGCCAAGAGAGATCCTCGGCTGGCGTACTGAGCTGATCGATGGAGCGCAAAAGCTCACTCAGCTACGCCTCCTTGAAAAGGTCATCGAACCCGATGGCGACTATGGCGAAAAAGAAGTCGAGCAGGTTCGTGTTCTGACGCCTGGCGCTTTCGAGATCCATCGCCACGACGCTAAAGGGCAGTTTGTTGTACATGACAGCGGTACAACGACGATGGATCACATCCCGTTTGCTATCGCCTACTCGAACCGCGTGAACTTTATGGAGTCACGCCCGCCGCTTGAGGACATCGCCAATCTCAACCTCAAGGCGTATCAAGTCCAAAGCGACCTCGATAACCAGCTCCATATTTCGGCAGTGCCGATGCTGGCGTTCTATGGCTTCCCGCAATCGGCAGAAGAAGTTAGCGCCGGTCCAGGCGAAGCGATCAGCTTCCCAAGTGACGGACGGGCGGAATACATCGCTCCCCCTAGTAACGCTTTCGACTCTCAGTTCCGCCGCCTCGATCAGCTCGCTAGCCAGATCAACGAACTAGGTCTCTCTGCTGTCCTCGGTCAGAAGCTCTCTGCTGAGACCGCTGAATCGAAGCGCATCGACCGCAGCCAAGGCGATAGCACGATGATGGTCATCGCGCAGAACATGCAAGATCTAATCGACAATTGCTTAGCTCATCACGCCCATTATCTAAATATCGAGGAAGTGGGTAGCAGCTTTGTTAATCGTGACTTCCTTGGTGCTCGTCTGGAGCCTCAGGAGATTCAAGCGCTCCTGCAGCTTTACACGGCTGGCACGATTAGCCAGAAAACTCTGCTCGACCAGCTTTATGAAGGCGAAGTCCTGGGCGATGAGTTTGATGTCGAGGAAGAGCTGGAGTCAACCCAGGCAGGCGGTTATGTCGAGATGGCACCGCCTGAACCCCGCGCTGTTAGCACGATCCCAGAAGAGTCAGCAGAGCCGGAAGATACAGAAGAGATCCCGGCATAGTGAGGCAACCGGAGGACTCCAATGGGCGCATCGAAGCCGCGCAAGCAACAGCTCACGGTCCTCGAAAAACCGCTAGCGGATCGCATCTTTGCTGTCATCCGCTGTACCTGGTTTCGTGAAGGCAAAGAATATGAGGTCGAAGAGATGCAACTAGAAGAGGATGTCGAGCACGTCGAGTTTGTCTTGCATGAGCTGATCGAGCGTTGCTTGCGGGCGGGCGCTGATGTCCTAGTAATGACTCCCTGTCCAGCAGAAGAGATAGGGATCGTGCCATGACGCAGCACGCTGAGTTCTATCGCAACGCGATTGACCTAAACCGCTACAGCAACGGTGTTACTCGTCGCATCGTCAGGGCGTACAACGACGTCATCCTTGACACGACCGAACGGCTGGCAGCGCTAGACCCTAGTTCTGCGCCGCAGACAGCAGCTCGCCTACGCGCCATTCTTGCTCAGCTAAAGGAGTCGCTAGCTACTTGGTCAGGCGATAGCACGATGCTGATGACCGAGGAGCTTCAGGGCTTAGCTGTCCTGCAGAGCGACTTCATGGTTCAGCAGCTTCGGGATCTGCAGCCTCCCGGCGCTCCGGCGATTGTTCGCACGGTCGAGATCAGTCCGCAGTTCGCCCAGGCGGTCGTTACCTCCGATCCAACCCAGCTCGGGATCGTTTCCCTAAGCGATCAGCTGCCAGGAGCTGTTCGCACCGTCGCCCGCGTAACCGTTGCTGATGGCGTGACTCTTACCCTGCCGAACGGTCAGATCGTGCGGAAGGCGTTCGAGGACATCGGCACTGCACAGGCAGAGCTGTTCTCGCAGGCGGTTCGGAATGGTCTCCTGACTGGCGAATCGACGGAGAGCATCGTCCGCAGGCTTAAGGGAAGGCTGAACCGCGAACGGCTCGGGACTGTTAATCAACAGATTCAACAGGGCGGATTGGTCACGGCTCGTGCGAATAACCAGATCCGCGCCATCGTCCGCAGCAGCATTACCCAAGTCAACGATGCTGCGATGCAGGAGGTCGCCCTAGCGAACCCCGATGCAACCAAGCGGTATCGCTACACCGCTGTCCTTGATAGCCGGACCTCCCCGATCTGCCGAGCACTCGACGGCAAGGTTTACAACTGGGGCGAGGGACCGCAACCGCCTGTTCACTTCAACTGCCGCTCGATGCGGGTGCCGCTTGTTAAAGGCTTCGCCAAGCGGACGCTAGAGATCAGGCAGACCTACGGCGAATGGCTGCAAGCCAACCCGGAGCAGAAGGAAAAGGTCTTTGGCAGCAAGACACCTTACTTCAACTATCTCTCTAAGAAGTACGGACCGACTGATGCTGTCCGTCGTTTTGTCCGTGAGGATGGGACCGAACTAACCTTGAATCAACTGGCTAGCAAGTATCCCAATGTCAAACCAGGAGTTCCAGGCGATTAACCTCAACGGCGAGCAGGTGCTAGCGAGGCAAGTCAAGCTTGAAGACGGCACCCTGCAATGGCGCAATAAGTTCGGCTTAGCATTAGGGCAAGTGGAGCCGATCAATGGCAAAGGCGACCAAAAAGCAGCAAAAGAAGATCGGAAAGGTAATGGAGGAGTACAAAACGGGGAAGCTAAAAAGCGGCAAGCCGGGGCCGGGAAAGGGACCCAAGGTAAAAAGCCGCAAGCAGGCGGTAGCAATCGCGCTGCGTGAAGCAGGCGTTAAGAAAAAGGGAGGGAGGAAATGAAACGCGGTGATCGTGTCAGCTGGATGTACCAGGGCACTAGGACCTACGGCGTTGTAACCAGCACCCCTGGAGCCGGCAGCCATTCGATCAAGGGACCAACAGGCGGCACTGTTACCAGGCTTGGCACTGCCGATGATCCGGTCGTTGCGATCAAGTCCGAAAGCACCGGCAACCCTGTCCTCAAAAAACGCTCTGAGTTATCGGCGGCACCGAGGCGGAAATGATCAGCTATCGCGGTGAGCAGTTTGACGGCTACAACAAGCCGAAGCGGACACCAAGCCATCCGAGTAAATCCCACGCTGTCCTTGTCAAAGAAGGCGACAAGGTACGGCTGATCAGATTTGGTCAGAAGGGCGTGTCAGGCTCACCAGCACGAAAAGGAGAATCAGCAGCGGACAAAGCCAGAAGGGCATCATTTAAGGCGAGACACGCCAAGAACATCGCTAAAGGCAAGATGTCCCCCGCATATTGGGCTGACAAGGTTAAGTGGTAGCTTCCTGATCATGTATCCAGGTTTTCAGCTCCGCGACATACCAGCGCAGATCCTGAGCCTTGGCTGCGTGCCAACTGTTGCCGGTTGCAAGGTATTCAGCCATATGGCGGTCTATCGCCTTCAGGCATTGATAAATCAGGGGATTCCAAGGTTCACGCACCGGCGTGTTCCATTCCCGTTTTGACATCCCTAGTTACCAACCACTAATCTAGGTCCGCCAATAAACCCTGCGGGTTTTATGTCTGACGAGATTCAAGCTCAGGAGCCTGCGGCACCTGGAGCCGAACAAGAGATTGCTTCGCTGCAAAAGCGGCTAGAAGCAATGGACAAGAAAAACGCTCAACTGCTCGACGAATACAAAAAAGCAGTTGACCGAGCAAAGGCAGTACCTGATGGTGTTGACATCGAGGAACTGATCCAGTTCAAAAGACAAGCCGAACAACAGGAACTCGAATCGCAGGGCAAATACTCCGAAGCGAGGCAAGCTCTGGAGCAGCAGTTCCGTGAGGCGACGGCGGAGAAGGACAAGCGCATCGCAGAACTAGAGCAGCGTGTCCGAGAGCTTGAGCTGTTGACTCCTGCTGTTAGCGCCTTGGCAGACATCGTGCATGATCCTGACCTAATCATGAAGACGAAGCTGTCGCCGGATCAGATCGAGCGTGAACCTGATGGCACGGTTGTAGTCGTCGATGGCTATCAGCGCACCCCAGTTCAGGAATGGGCGAAGACCCTGCCTACTTGGATGCAGAAGCAGCCGAAGCCTCAGGGCAGCGGCGCACCTATCGGGCGCAGCTCCGGCGAGATCCCCGCTGGCGTTGCCAACCCGTTCCTGCCTGAGAGTTACAACCTGACTGAACAATCACGACTGTTTAAGACTGACCGTGATTTATACGAAAGGTTGAAAGCACAAGCAGCACGTTAAACTTCCAGCAAACCGGCTGCGCTGGTATT